CGCCATTTAACTTAGTAAGCAGATTCTCAGCTGCAGTAAGTCGATCCCCTAGTGCCTTACCCATCGGACCGGACAGAACTGTGGATGTATCTGTTGCCAGAAGGTTATTTACAATCTTAGCAGCGTCAATTTTGGCCGAATCGAGAGACTCCAGGGCTAAGATTGCCGCGTTCGCTGCATCCGTGACACGCTTTAGTGCTTGCTCCGCGTGATTTAGATTTGTTTCGTCCAAATCCGGCTCCGAATTATTTACATATATTGTTGGGACATAAGTTTCAATTGGATTTATGTTTATACTCATATTTCCTCCTTATTCAAATTTGACAGAATGTAAAAACAATTTAAAGGTATCAACCGTAAATGATACGAACAGACTCAAATAAGCACTTCTTGATAGCGCACTAACATTTATCTCCATAATTCTAATCGTACCCGAAGTATCTTTTTTGGTAATCTCCACTGATTGTGATGCTATGCTCAAACTATCCACGGCCTGGTATCTTATATTTTTTTCACGCGTAATAAATGCTTCGAAAAATGTTGTCGCGCTTCCCGGCATGTAGACTGAATATTCAATCACTAATTTATTTACATATGTCAGGTCAATCGGAGCATTAAAAACGGAATAAACCATGTTTCCACCACTGCTCCCCAACTTAATGGCGTGAAATTCCATATATTTTCTATCTTCTATCCTATCTGCCTTATAGCTTCCATAATCGTAAGCAATGTAGTCTGATATGGATTGCCCTGGAGCGAATGTGCCACGATAGTAAAAAGTCTTTGGGTCAGTTACAATATATCCTTGCCAGGTTCCGGGACCCACCCCACCTACATATTCGCCCAGCTTAATAATCTCAGGGACAAGGTTGCTTAGCTTGTCCACGATGATATTCCCGGTCATATACATGCCGTCTGTGTATACGGTAATCTGCTTACTGCCAGGGGTAATATGTGTTTCTTCCATCGTCGGGATACTTTGTCGTACTTCTCCGCCATCATATTTTCCGGCCGAAGAGTCAACCTTCCATTCAAATCAATATACAGCGTCGGCGAACGCCGATCCTCCATCTCCCCCGCATGCACCTGGCCGTCGGGTCCCACATATAACTTGCCTTTCAGGACGTCGCCAGGCTTCACATTTAATTTCTCAAAGTCCGCGCTCTGTATAATCATGTCAAGTAATCCATCCGCCATACTTCATCACTCCTCATCCGGAAAGCCCTGATAGGTTCCAACAATATCTCCCACCGGCACACCATCCTTGATTACCTCTGGCCGCAGGTTCTCGACGCTCATTATGATTGTGTTGGATGTCAGCACCTTGCCAATGACGTTTAACGTAATCCCTCCGGCTCCTGGGTCGATCGTCTGTCCCGCTTCCGTTTTAACTCCCGTTTGTCGAAACACATCTTCGCCACCATGATACCCGGGTACGATGTTGTATCTCTCGTTGATCGCCATATCCTTTGTGATTGCAGGTATTACCGGCATAGCACCTTGTTGGGGCTCTTTGCTGCCGGCGCCCAAAAACTTTATCGGCTGTTTAACATCGGCCGGAACCGCAGTCAGGCCAGAATTGTCGAAACCAGCTCCATGCTTTAATAAGACTCCATCAGCCATTACTTACCCCTTTCGCGGACACTGTAATACTAGTTCCAGGTTTTTTGCTGTAACAATATGCCGTCACCCTTCCGTTTCCGGATGCGATGCGATCTATGTAGCCCCAGGCCAGTTTCTGGGCCTCAACAGTCACGTTGCTTAGGGTTCCAGTCAGACGCAGGCCGTATACCGGTGTGTCAGACTCTTTTATCCCTGCAAAAGAAACTGTCTGCGTATACGGCGCCGTGCTGCTCCATCCGGAAGCAGAAAACGATAGCAACGTCTCCCCCACAAAGGCTCTGACCTGTGTCTCCAGGTTTTGGACGTCTTCCATAATCTCACTTCGGAACGCCGTATTGTCCTTATCAATAGCGTTGACTGCTCTATTGGTGGCGTTAAAATCATCAGCCGAAAAAATATCTCCCTCCTGCGTGTAGACAGTGACATCGCGCAGAGATATAGTTCCGTCTTCATTCTGGACCGTCTGATATTTTCGATTTCCCTGATAGATATCATTCTTGTAATTTTCTTTTAGACTCACAGCTTCACCTCCCTATTTCCCAGCGCCCGGGTGCCAACCTTAAAATCAAAATGCTGCATACCCGGAGAGGCCTGTTCTACCAGCACGCCAATGTCGTGGATAATCTGTTCGATAAGTTTGCCTGGTAGATAGATGTATATGTGATACGCTCCGGCGTCTGCGGCGTACTGGGCGGCGTGTAATAGGCTGCCCGGATTGCCGCTATGTTCTTCCGCAGGCGTTCCATCTCGCTGTCAGTTCGACGGTCCTCCGGATGCCAGTTAACCTTGTTGTGGGTCGCATTTCGATATCCATACTGGTTTAAGACGTGGGATACCCACTTGATGGCAAGCTCAATCCGATTTAAGTCCTGGTAATCAATGTAGGCCTTCGTGGTCATCTCCTGGATATCCTGCACCGTTCTGTCATATATAAGGTTGTCTATATACTTACTCATGGATGGTTACCTCCGCGCGGATTTCTCGCAGGCTGAATTGATAGTCAATGCTTTCCAACGTCCCGGTTCTTCGGCCATCATAGCCGGTATCAACGCCTACCACCTGGCCAAGCACCTTATCCGTCAACAGCACATCACCGACCACATTTTCCGCCCTTTGATAGTAGTCGTATACCCGGTCTAATATCTCTTGGGCGTTCCCGGAGTGTACCAGCGTTGCCTCTGGCACTTCCTTGATATTTTTGTTAAAGGCAATGTTTGGGTTCTCCCGCAGCACCGATGACGTCATATGGTTGTACTTCTTCCCGGTCAGCACTACCACTGCACCGGTTCCGGCCACAATGGCATAGTTAGCATTGCTCTCTATGATTTCCCCGCCGGTAATAGACAGGCTGTGGTGTGGATCAGAAAAGATAATCTCTGCCCTGCCAGATAAAACATCGTTATACAGTTCCTCCACCTCCTGCGTCGGCTGCCAGGAGTGAACGGTCAGCCGCACACCAGTAACCACATCGTTATGCTCCAACGTCAGACCGTCAAAGGTATCGGCAGTGGAAAACTCCCCACTTACCGCTGTCTGCTGTGGATAGATTAAGACTCCATCATAGTTTGATGTATCGACCACGGCGCCAGCCGCAAAAGCCAGCTGCACAAGCGCATTGTGTTTGGTCGTGTAAGGGATGTACCCGTGAAGGGGAATAGCCACCAGGGAGTCGTCCAAAAGATAGTTGAAATCCTCGCCGGCGAACAGCTCCTCCAGCACGGCTCCAAGCTGCTGTCCAGTGTAAATTCCACCGTGGTACTCGCTGCCATCCAGGACTCCGAGGGCGTCGTGAGTGTCCATGTAGTAATCCGTCTTGTTTTTTCTAGCCCCGTTTTTCAAGTAAAAGCTCCCCAGCCGGCGTCCATTGAAGAACAGGTTCAGCTTCTGCTTCTTCTGGAAATCAAACGGGATGTTAGAACGTGTCCGGGCCGTGAATGTCATGGTGTTGGTGCTGACATTTTCAGAAATGGCGTTGATTTCCTGTTGGCAGGAAATTTCGCTTATTTCATCCCCGAAAAACTCCCTGTAGATTCCGTAATCGATTCGGGTCACAAATACCGGCCGGCGTGGCCTGGATGTCTCAAGGAAGGCGATTACAATCTTGTCATAAGACTGCACATAGTTGCTACAAAAATACCGTTCCGAATCCGGCGCGAACTCCATGGACGACAACAGTTTTCCGTCCGCATACCATTGCACATTAATTTTTGTACAATAATCACCTGACATCAAATTGAATGTAATTAAGATACCAACCGAAGTAAATTTCTGGCTGAATAGGATGGTCAGCTCCGGGTTACTTACCTTCCACTCCGACGTTTTGGCCGGAAAAAAGAACGGTGCCGACCGAAGCCCGGGCCGTGGATGCAGGCCGACTGTGGTGTACGTGTGCGAAAACTGCCGGTCTTCCCCTGACAATTCGTCGCTGATATATCCATAGTCGGACGCATTATCCGGGAAGTTGACATATTCCCCGTTCAACAGGGCGAACCGTGGTGCGCAAATGGAATATCCCGGATAGGTCAGGTCATCCCGTTTTAAGTCCGGGAACTCCTGGCGGACGGTCGTTGCCCGGGGATATAATTTCTTCCCGGGGTACAGCCCCTTCCTAGGCCGCAGGCCAATGTCAATCACCTGCGGCCGGCTGTGTTCCTTGGCATACGGGGCCACGTCGTCATATACAATTTTGGGCCCTTCGCCATTCTCGATGACGTCTGATAATATGGTCTGTTTTAGAAACATCTTACGGCCTCCTTTGCGGCGCCATCGCCACGAAATACACAGACAAGCCGCTCCACAGATTCTTTCCATCAATGCGTTTCAGGCTGTCCTTCCCCTGCGTTACGTAGGCCTTAAACTCCAGTGTTTCCTGACCATATGGGAAAATCATTCGGTGGGACTCAACCGGGGCGGAGATAATATTGTAAAACGTATCATAGTCTGCCCGGAATGCCGACTCCGGTTCGATTTCAAGTGTGTAATTGTAAAACGTTCCGGCCACATCCCTATGCATACTAAAGTCCTGCGTGCGGCCGGAGTTTTCCGTGTCAGTGACCGAGAACCCGCGCTCCAGTTTAATGACGTTAACGCGAAGTTCAACGCCATCAATTGAAAATATGCTTTCTCTCATGCTTATCCCTCCGTTACCAGTCGAACACCGACACGCTGCTTCTGCTCGTTGTTTAGCTTATATACCACCCGGCCAAGACGCTGGCGGTCAAGATACATGTTTACTTCTATCTGCCGATTTCCTCCGTTTCCGTCCATGTACTTGGCCATTACGTTGTCCAATGCCTGTTCGATCGTTGATAGCGGCGACACAACCTCTGTCTCGCGATTGTTGTCTCCCAGGATGGCCGCAAATTCACCGGCGCGTGGTGGTACCACAGTACCGGTGGCAAGGCGAGGAATTCGGTAACCACTTACATCCCCTACGGACCGCAAATTATAATTGCTATACCCGGAGCCAGAAGAAGAACGCTTTTTCGCGGAAGATGCAATTCCAGCGATCGAAATTCCAGCGATCGCAGCAATCGCAACACCTACGCCAAATGCCAACATATCTTTTGTAATCAATCCAATTTCCGCTACGATGAGTCCAATTGCTCCCGCAATGGCAATGATTTTTGTTGCCAGTTTTTCATCCGGCGTCATTTTTTCCCACGCGCTTGCCACATACGCTGCAAGGCCAATCACAGAACCCAAAAGCAAGGTAAGCGGATCCAATTTTCCGATTAACCCTCCAAGAGTACCAATTAATCCCGGAAGCACTTCCAGCATATTAGCCACCCCGCCGACAAATCTTTCAAATGCAAATGCCGCAAAGAACCCCAATATTACCAGTGCCATATCCTCAACTAACCCTTGGTTGTTTTGTATCCAATCGGAAAATTTATAGAGCCATTCGATTATTTTTTCAATCGCCTTGATAAATACCTCTCCCGTCCATTTTCCAAACGGCTGTAAAAATTCCTCCCACAGCCATATTGCCAATGGTTTCAACGCTTCTAACACTGCGTCAAATGCGTCCAGTGCTGCCGCTATCAAATCAAATGCTGCCGGAAGACCATTTTCCAGCCCCCACTTAGCAAGTGGAAGGAGAACGTCCTTCAATAGCCATAACAGAATATCCCCTATCTTACTAATAATCGGCCTGCTTGAAACCAGAATCCCATCAAAAGATTTCAGCAGCGGTGAAAAATCCAGCGTAGCTGACCATATCTTAATCTCCCCGGTAGCATCCCGGAAGAACCCGGTCACCTCCAGGAGAAGGTCGCCCAGGTGACGCATAATAAGAAGCCCTGTATCTCCGCTCGTCCATGCCTGGTCAAGCCCATCTGCAAGGTTCCCGACTGTGAATAGCAAGTTGGAAACCGAAATAAGGAGATCGTCTGTAACTGCTTTGCCGTACCCTTCCTTATCCCAGACCGTCATAAAGGTTTTTCCAACATCGCCGCCCAGATTTTTCAGCCGGCTAAGCGCAAACTCGGCGGATGCAATTACCGTCGAGCCGTTTTCCTCCCATGATTTCCGCATCGGATCGAACAGTCCAGAGAGGATGCCTTTAACCGTGTCTGCAAAATTCTTGATGTCCGCTTCAACCTCAACTGTTTCAAACATCTGGTCCGGTGTCGGAGGTTTGTAAGCATCTGTATCTACTTTTCCGCCCTGCGCCTGAATTAAATCATCAAAAGCAAAAGCAAGCTTTTTTGTTGCCTTTTCTTTCTCTTTCAGTTCGTCGTTCGTCTCTTTTAGCGACGCAGCATAGTCCTCCTCGACGTCAACGGCCTTAACAAAAGTGGACTTTCCGGTCAACGCTGCGATGAACTGGCCAGCATAGGTAGCACCGGTAGAAAGCAGGTCAATCATCTGCTTTAACGCCGGCGCCGCCGTCTGCAGAAGCGGAGAGAAGGCCGTTGCAAAGCTGTTATTCAAACGTGTATTAGCCGACATCAAAAGGGATATGCTTTTGTTCGTTTCGTTCGAATACCTGGCCAGATTTTGAAAGCCCTCCTGTGCCGACTTGATGGCGGCTCGTAGTGACATTCGGATAAGCATCAGTTTGAACATATTGGACAGCTTCAGGACGCTCTTTGTCAGCGGGATCGCTTCTTTCCTCATCCGCTTCATGGAACCGCTCATCTTACTGGCGGACTTACCGGCCTTCTTTTGTGTATTGTCCACCCCAATCAGGGATTTTTTATAAGCCTCAGCTGCCTTTTTTGCCAATGTAAGGCCCTTGTATGCCTTGTCATACTCTGGGTCTCCCAGGCCAAGGCCTTTCTGCTCCGCATAATACAGCGCGTCTTGATAACGGTCTATCTCATCCTGTAACGTCCTTGCCTGCGCTCTTGCACCGTCCATCGACACTCCGGCACGCTGAAAAAGTGCCACAATGTTCTCCGGAAAATGTTTAAAGGACTCCACGGCGAGAAGTAGGGAGTCTTTCAGTCCTACAACGGAATTTTCCTCTTTCTGGGTTTCGGCCATTACGGTAGCCGATGCCTGCCTTGCTGATTCCTCCAGTTCCCGATTTTTGCGATTATCTCATCTACATCCTGGCCGTAAATATTATACCTTTTCCCATCGTCGGGAAGTTTTGACTCCCATCCTGCTCCAGTGTTATTTTCGATGGTTCCTGTAAATGTCGCGGCCTTCTCCCTCTGGAGACGTTCCATCTCTTCTCTAGCTTTTCTGGCCGACTCTGCAACTTCGTCCACCTGCCGGGCTGTCGTCGCCGCAGCAGAACCAGAGGATGAAAACGCCTTATCCATCTTTGCAGACAAATTCTCAATTGCGGTTGTAAGTTTTTCAGCTGCTTTTAAAAGACTGCCTGTCCCCTCTTCGAATCCATCTGTATTAATTTTCGTGTCAAATTTTAAGCTTCCATCAGTTCCGCCAGCTGCCATACTATCACCTCCGTCTCAGGTATAAAATAAGACGCCTGCTTAGCGCCTTAACCCAATAACCTATTCCAATAATCCATTTCTTTCTGCTCTTCGGCGGTATACCGCTTCTGAAGGTCACAGATTTTCCGATTGTTCCGGTAAAACTCCTGCTCCCACTTCTCCAGCTTCTTTCCCTTGGCCCTTTTCTGCCGGATGCCAAGGACCATAGAAAAAGTCCCGTCGTCAATCTCCATAAAGTAGCCCATGAACGTCCACCAGTGCATATATTCTACTGCTCTGACCTCCCGGCCAGCGACCTTATTAATCGCCGGAAATACCAGGTTCTCGTCCTGCTCCCAGTCCATCACCTTGACGGGCGGCCGCTTTTCATCATCCTGCTGCCCACAGTCCAGGAACCAAAGGCCTTTTTCAATCGCTTCATTCATTGCTTCCAATGGTATCTCATTCAGTTCTTCATAAAGAACAATCAACATAACATCGTATTTCTCAACCATTGAAAGCTCTGGATCGGCAAAAGCCTGCATGATGACCAAAATATCTCGAAAGTCTGTCCGAATCTTCCGGTTGATTCCCGCCACCTCCAGGGTCGTTGGCAAGCGGCCAATCATTTGCGATATTCCTTTGTGTATTTATCGACGCGGGCCTGGCTGGCGGAAGTGAAAGCTTCTATCTCCTCTTCGATAATCGGCATTGCAGATAATAAAAACGCCTCGAAAAGAAATTGTTTTTCTTTTCCTACAATACATAGAGGTGACTGGCCGGCAAAGATAGTATCATAAGCATCGGCATTGAACACATAGTTCAGTTCGCGGCGAAGCATATCCTCAAAACCTCTCAGTTCGGCGGATGTCTCTTCGTCATCTTCTGCCGGTGTCCCATCCGGATTAAGCTCGATTGTCTTTAAGCTTCCTTCCCATTTCCGGATGCGCTTCTGTGCCTCCTCGGCGCGGACTCGCATGTTCAGGTCACCGGGGTTAAACCGGATTACTCGATTCTCATCCCCGTTGATAGCAAACGATTTAAGTCCATCATCAAAATTAATACTGCGCATACATTACCTCCTTATGCTCCGACCCCAGAATCGGCTGTAAATGTCTTTGTAGCAAGTACAAACTTGCCACTAACCCTGTTTCCAGTGTGGTGCACGTTAAATGGAATCTGATACCCCGTCGTATCTCCGCCATAGCTGGACACTTCGATGATGGCATCCTCCTTGTAGGCCACATAGGTACCTTCCGCTGATTCAACTGGTTCCCAAAGATGTACCTCCACCACGCTGGTCTTAAGTTCATCCAGCGTTTGACGTTTGTCTACAATGGCCTGCAGCCGTACAAACAATGGGTCTCCGACTTCTGCGTAATATGGATCCGTGGAAGCCTGTGGCTGATAGCTGTCAAGGGTAACCGATGTCTCACCCAAAATATTATTTTTGGTCTCCACGTTTGCATTCATTTCTACCGTGTATTCTTCCAGATCTTTCCCAAGTCGGGAATATTCGGCTTTACTAGCCGATGGAAGCGCAGAATCAATATAATGTGCCATAAATTTTCGTTTGATTTTACCCGTTACATCTGGCATTTATAATTCCTCACTTTCTATTTTGTATTGGGCGTATATCTGTATCTGATACATAACGCCCTGCTCTATGGTTTCTCCCATCAGTCCCATGCTCATGGCATTGGCCGTGGTCACTTTCATAAATTTCCCCAGAAACTCCCGATTCTCCACCGTGCCGGATATGCCTTCCTCTTCCGGCAGTCGTTCTAGCCAGTAAGCCAGCTCCAGGAGAAAATTACTGTTGCCAACCGGTTATAATCCGTAAATGATTGGCCAACCGCATACATGACAAAATTATGCTGCCGTATCTGGTTTCCCAGCAAATCCTCCTTGACCAGGCTGTCTCCGGTACTGGACAGGCCATAATTGACGGGGGAAGGGTCCGTGAAGTCGATGTGAATGTCATCGCCAGCCAGAAACTCTGATATTTTCGGATATTCCGTCAGTTTCTGCCTCATAAAATCTATGATTGTCAATTACTTCCCTCCTCTGTCTATCAATGCCTGCGCCGCTTGGATGATATCTTCCCTATGGTCGGCTTTCATGCGTTCGAAGAATTCCTTGCCTCGCATCGGCGCGCCTGCATAAGTCAGCTCTCGCTCCGTCGGTACTTTAATTTCATTCTTCTTTGCCCAGGAGCTGCCTGTCGTCGGAGACACGTACAATATACCTTTGTGCAAATAATGGGCATATGGTCCCGGAATGTCTATCTGTCCGGAGCCGATGACGGTGGACAGTACCATCACGTGTTCCAGTTCCCCCGCCTGCCGTCTGGGCATATATGGCCCCATATAGCGCATAGTCTCGCTGTCTATCACCTTCTGCACTGGTCCGCCTGGCTGGATTCCGTGGTTTTTCAGGATAAAGTTTATTTGATTTAAGCTCCAGGCTTCCGTTTAACATGTTCCCCTCCCTATTTACAGGATAGCTCGTAATGCTGTGCCGTTTCGTTGCCATACAGCCGTTCATCTACTGTGGTAACCGTCAGCAATTCATGGGCCGCTTTTATGGCAGCCAGAGACTTTGACATGGTCTCCTGGCTGCTACAGTCAATCTCGTCCGTAACAATGCCCTTGACAACAAGGTCTTTTCCCTGTGTGGGCTTGACCGGCTCCACCAGGCTTTCCAGAGGAATAACCAGAAGTACGGAGCAGGCGTTCCGCTGTCCGGTCTTCAGGAAGGTGGCCTGCTCCACATCCTCCCAGTACACTCCTCCAACAGGGAACCTGGTGTACTTCTCGTTCTTTCCTTCCTTGCTGTACAGATACAGCGTGCAATCTGCGTTGGTATACATATTACACCCCCTGATAGCACAGACCGGTATCAGCCAGCCACTTCATGATGATTTCCCGCTGTTCCCGGCCGGAAGCTGCAGCTAACTCCTGGGCGGAACCGAAGCTGACAGAGTAGGTTCCAATCCTCTCGGCAGTCTTCCCGCCAGATTCTTTCAGCTGCCTCTCCCTGCGGAATTCTGCCTCAGCTAGTTCACAACAACACATCTGTACTTCTTCCGAAGCCTCTGACGCATCTTTCAGGCGGTTAAATGTGTACTGGTCAATCAACCGACTGGCCTGACGGGCGTAAAATAGGAAGCCGGTGCTGATGACTGGCTTCCGTCCCAGGAGATAGCTTTCTCTGTAAAATGTTTCATTGGCATAAGTCATCAGCACACCTTCCTTTCTACTGCTTAATCAGTGTAACCGTCTTTTCCACTGGTGCTGCTTCCACAGTTACAGTCTCAGTGATTGTGCCATATCCAGTCTTCTTAATCTTCGCTGGATATGTTCCCGCGCGAAGGTTAAATTCTGCCACACCTGATGTATTAGTTTTAATTCTAGATCCATTTACGTCTACAATCGCGCCTGCAATTGCTGTAGATGATTCATCTTTGTCTTTTACTGTAAATGTAACTTTCTGGGTTGTTACCGCTGTAGACGGTTCCAGGTAAGCAAACGGGCAGCCTACACGGTCTTCGTCCATCCTGGTTGCCGGGTTTGGAAGCGCCATCCCATACGGAATACGATACGCAGTGCAACCATATCCTGCTGTGCCAGGTTATAGACGATTTCTTTCGTAGTCGGGTCCTGAATGACACCCTGGTCCAGAATCTTTACCGTCACATCCTGACGGATGGAATATACCGCCTGCTTGAAGTCACCAACAATCAGCTGAGCGATAGTATTGTCATAAGCACCATTCTGAGGGAAGTACATCGGTGCCCCATCCAACGCATAGTTTGTTGAACCCTGCATATCGGATTTAAAAATCAGGCTGCCGTCCGTTGCGCGGATCCCCCTCAGCTTGGCCCTCATACTCATGGCAGCCAAAGCTCCGGTTGCCATAAAGCCGTCCTCCTCGACTTTGGAAATAACGCCTCCTTCGCCCAGGAGCAGATTGTAATAATCTGGATTGGATCCGACTGCCACATTATTTCCCGCCTGTCTGGCCAGTGTGATGATATCGTTCTGCCAGTTACGCGGACGGTTCACACCGAAAATAATAGCGCTGTCCACTCGCTGGCCGATCGCCTCGTTGACTCTTGGAGTAATCTCCCCGAAAATGTCGAACTCCGCATCGTCCAGCACGGCCTCCGGAATCGGCACAATAACTGCCAGCTCGGCGGCTTCGATGAATACGTTGTCCCATGCCTGGCGGCTGGTCTGCTTCATTCCTGTATCCCCATCCACCCCAATAAGCCGTTGGCAGGAAGTCAAGAACCCTCATGCGGGTCTGGTTGCTGGTCATATTCGGCAGCTTACGCGCCATGCTCATGAATGTGGACTGCTTCGGTGCGTCCTGAAAAATAGTTGAAATAACCTGTTCGCGGATAATGGCCTCCGCGTCGGCTCTGCTTGTAATATATACTGCCATATATTGTTTACCTCCTTATTCTCTGCCCAAGATACTTCTCAGGGCATTGTTTGCTTGTGTCCTTGTATCGTCTGTTTTTTCTCCGCCAGGCCCCGGAGTGGGTGCAACCACTCTCGGAATTGTGACATCCTGAAAAAGGTACCCGTTGTCCTTTTTTACAGCCTCTAAGGCCGCTTTGATATCACTTTCCTGGTTCTTGCTGGATTTCAGTTTTTCCACGTCCAGGAAAGGCATAACAGCTCTGATATCCCTAGGCTTAAATCCTTCCGCCGTGGATTTCAGCAAGTCATTAAAGTCTCGGTCTGCCAACTGCTTTTTATACTCTGCCTCTCTGGTTGCAAGGTCGTTTGTAAGTGTTGTCACTTTCGTTTGCAGCTCTGATATATTTACGCCCTCAAAGCTTTTCAGCGTTGACTGCGCCGTCTCCAGCTGCCCCTTGTAAGTATCCCGCTCCTGTTTGATGGCCTCGATATCATTGCCATTCTCGGCCATAATGCTGTCTACCTGCTCTTTCGCCAGGCCCATGTCCTCTAAAAATTTACGTTTCATATTGCTCCTTTCTCACTACGCTTTTCTACGGGGTTGCATCCCTTGTGGTGGTAGTTTTACGCCGTTCCGGGCAATTTTGGGCGTAAAATAGCACCCAGGGTAGTCCCGCGTGCTTACTCCTCTTTGTGGCAAATATTTGTCAGTTTCTTGTACACATCTTCATACAATTCTTGCTTATCGCCGTTAAACGTATATTCAGCATAGATTCCATCTCCGCTTATTGTCGTAGATGCAAGACACTTATAATTCTGTAAAGTCTTGCATGACCAAACAATAAATACATCGCCCAAGTCAATTTCAACCCCTGGTCTATTTTTTCTATACCACTCAACCAATTTCTTCTGGCATACATTTTCAAAATGCTTCATTCCTGTAATAATCATATAATCCTCTCTTTCCGTTGCGATATCGCAACTTTTTACTTTGGAATCCTCAGCCGCTCCCTCTGTTGCCGCATGTCCATCTCCTTAGAGAAATCCACATAAGCCTTATTGGTCAGTCTCAACCGACACTTGGCAGCCGTTATATCATCCTTATCAGCTCCCGCCTTCTCCAGGAGTTCCACGTCCTGTTTCTGCTTCCGGATGGTTCGCTCTAACTTCCGCTGATACTGCAATGCGCTATAGGTGTCATACTCCTTCCCCCGGAATGTTTTCTTCTCATTCTCTTTCCGGTTCTGTTCCGCCAACCACTCATCCGTATACTTCCGCTTTGATATCCCAGGCAGGAAGGGGAACTTAATATGATAGCAGTTAATGCCTGCGAAACCTAGCATCTCACCCTCGCCGCAGACAGTCCGCATCTCCTCAGAACTGTATACCTTGCCTTGCCAGCTCTGGTGATTAAGGTACCCAGTACCTGTGTTCCTGGCGCCCATGTGCCAGTCTACCTCCCAATGGTCCGTCCCCAGCTCCTCAGCGTTCTTGTCGCTGACCTGTTTGGTCATCTGGGCCACACCGGTCATCACTGCACGCCTGGCTGCCACCTCTATGCGGTCTGACTTCCCGGATGCATAATCCACAGTCCGGATGCCGCTGGCCGTCATCTCGTCAATCACCTCACCTATGGCCTGGCTGTACGTCCTGGTGCCGGTAGTGATTCCAAGCATTGCCTTATCCAGGCTGCGCTCCAGATATTCGGACAGTGGCGTAAATACTTTCTTTCCACCGCCCATCGGCACATTAAAACCCGTTGTCTGGGTGATATTTTCCAATGGCCTCAAGCTGTCCTTGGTCTGCCGCCTGGCAGCATCCACAACCTGCTGCAGCCATTGGTTGTCCTCATATGGCTGATAGTCAACACCGGCAGCCTCATATATCTCTCGGTTGCGGATGTAATCAGATCGAGCAGCCTGCTTGTAGATATCATCCACCTGCAGTCCAGCTTGTTTGATGGCCTCCTCAATCATCCGTTTGATTTTGGACTTACTAACGCCGATTGCGGTAAGTCGGTTCAACATCCAGTCCGTTACCGGAGTAATCTGTGCGGATGCCTTGATGCGCTGTACAATCTCATTCATAATTGACAGCTCCAGGGTTGTCATGGTTCGCTCAATCGGTTTTGGCAGCTTCTCCAGCTCTTCTGGCGTCATTTACATCACTCCTCTGTCAGTGCTGGCTCTGGTAGATTCTTGGCTGCCTCTTCCAGCGTCTCGCCATACCACTTCGCCCGATATTCATCCAGCCGCATGACTCCCATCGCTACATCATTACGATCCTGATTTCGTTCTTCTTCAGCGTCTACAATAACGCTGTCATCCCAGTCAAAAGACACCTCATAGTTTCCGCCAGCTGGAATTAACCCGTACAGCACTGCCCAGAAGTGCATCGCATACACCAAATCCTCTAATGCATCCTGTAACGCCATCTGCGTGTCGGACACCATTACATAGGAGCGCTGCTTACTGATCTTGATTTCCGTAGCTGTCTTATCTACGCTTTGTGGGTCGGATAATGTGCCATAAGCCAAGCAGCAGTTAAATTCCACCAGCTTGAGCTGGTTGTTAAAACCATTGAACAGCGCAGTGTCTCGAATTTCGGGAGAAAACGTATCAATGAATGGTTTATCGGCAGCACCCGTGTTATACTCCAGATTCCGGTATAGACGTTCATTACCTCCGGGGTATTCGAATTTATCGCGATCCCGGTTGTACTTAAGCAGCGACGTCGCGATGTGTACCGCAAGCTGTGTGCCTTCGTATTCCCAGCAGATGTTCGAATATCGTTCGTCTGCCTCCTTAATCAGGCCAATCGCACGAGAATACACCGATACGCCAAGCGGACTATCGGAATCGTCAGTATTCGCAAGCGGTACTTTAAAATATCCAAACAGCAGACGGTCTGCCCCTTCCAATGTGACCTCCGGTGCCAGTTCTGACCATCGGTCAATGCTGTTGACTGACACTTCGCTACCAAGGCTGTAGTCGTTGGTAGCCACGAATGCCCGGTTTATAATCCGGATTCTCCCGGCCTGCATGGAGTGAATCTCCAATCGGGTATATATCCTTTTTCCTTTCCGAAACTGTTCCGTAAATACGCACTGTGTAATCCGGCTGGAACTATCGAATGAGATAGGGAAGAAGCAATCGGCCTGAACGAACTGCACTTCGATACCGTGTTGGGTGATATACGGCTTCATGACCAGGCCGCCCTTGGCACATCCATATTCAACATACCGCCGTATACTTTTCAGGACTTTTCGCTTATATTGTTCATCCAGATACCCGGAGTCATTCCCACCTGTGATTTCTGATTTCATTTCTAGTGTCACCAGTCGGGCCAGCTCCGACGCGATAGCCGGTGCCAGGTTTGCACTGAACACATCCTTGTTGTTCACCCAGGGGGACCGGTTCTCATACATCCGGGTCCACAGCTCTATCTGGTTCGCCATCCGGGATGTCAGGCACACATCCACCTGCGTGTCTGCATCCTTATTCAGGACATTCGTGATTAAGTCCAGCATCTTTGTGAATTTCATCGTCTCACCTCTATTCGTACCGGATAAACCGGCTTATATCCCGCTCGAATGTGTACTCATATGCATCCAGCGTATCAATGTCACTTGTTCCGTCATCAAGGCGTACATCCTCAACCAGACATTTCTTCTCGTCCCACAGTGCCGTTGTCAACGCATCCTCCAGCGTCTGACACTGATCCGCGATATAAAAAAATCGGTGCTGACTGAGCATCCGCTGTGTGAAGCGTATCCGGTCGTTGATTGACGTCTTCAGTGCATTTTCGATATGTAGCCATGACAGCCCCGCTTTTCGCGCTGCTGTCCGAAGGCCAGCTATCAACGTCTGTTCTGCACTGTCACAGTACACATGGGTGATATACCCATACAGATTGGTAATCTTCAGGCAGAAATCCACAAACAGATTCCCCAGCACATCAGGGTCTATACTTCCATTGACGCTCATATGCCGCTCGCTGGCCAGCCCTACAATGGAACCATATCCCCTGGCAATTCCTGTTGCCACGAACGCATGGCCGGAACCGGAACCGCCGAAGTCAACCCCGACATTAATCTCCATCAGGTTCTTCGGCTTCTCCCGGATGGCATAGGGATTAATCTTTGCGTCAGTGGACACAGCATCGCACATAAGCTTGTAGATAGAGCCTTCAGCAGCTACCCACAGGCCACGGATATACCTGTCATACAATACCGTCCCCTTATACTCCTTGCATAATTCCGACACGAAAATCGGGTCGAGGAATGGGTTATCAAATATTTCGTATTTCTGGCAATAAATATCGGCATCAGAATCCAGAAACTTCTTGAACCAGTGCTGAGGCGCGTCCGGGTTGCAGGCCCCGTCAAAACAGGAATAAGGCTTATCCAGACGAGACTTCAGCATGTCGAACACATCCTTGTTCCAATCCGTCACCTCATCTCCGTAGCAATATTTCAGTCCAGAGCCACGCAGCTTCGATACCTGGCTGACCTTTTCAGCCCCCAGGCAATAGACATCCTCCCCGAACATCGGACAGATGTTTTGTGAATTAATATCGCCAACAAGCCGTGTCCCCCAAATTCCCTGCAATGGCTCTATAATATTTCTCTGGATTGTTCCTTTCGATACTCCGAGGATGGCAGTAAGCCCTTCTTTCCCTGCTCTGGCCCGTATGCGCTTCGGAATGACATAATAGTCCATGTAGGTCTTCCCTGACCTGGTAGCGCCTGACTTGATATTCCATCGGTGGTTCGCATTCTCAAAGAATTCCTGCTGTTTTTTGGAAAACGGCACTTTACACTACCCCCTTTATTTCTGCCAATACCTTGTCAAGCTTCTGAAGCTCTTCGCTACTTTCCGTGCCCCTGATTTTCGCGGTCTGCGCCTCCATCTGCTTAACTTTCGCCCGTTGCTCTGCCGTGGCGATGTCCATGTGCGACGATAGCCAATCCAGCGCTTTCATTCGGTCCGCCAGTTTAATGCTGGCGCCGTCTTTCCCTTGCTTGACCTCGGTGATTAATGTCCCGTCTACCTTCTCCGCCTCCCGGAATCGAACGCTGTTAATCTCTTTCATAAGCGGAACCTTTTCGCCGGTATCAGGGTCTTCCACCTCTATTGGGCCGAACGCTCCCATTACCTGAACTTCTTCCCGCCCAAACTCCACGAAGTCCGTGATGTCGGCAAAAGCGATGTCCATGTACTTCTGGAATATGTCGTGTTCGTCCAGCAGTTCTCGATTTAGCCGGTTCTGCTTTAATCTGGCTATTTCTTCCCGGACTCCAGCATTTCCCAACAGCCGGTATCCGATAGATGCGGCCGTGCTGTAATCTACTTCGTATGCCTTCTGGTAAGCCCTTGTAGCATTAAAGCATCTGACATAGTGCAAACAAAAAAGCCGTTGCTTGTCCGTCAGGTCAGGATTCTCCATTACCTGCTTGACTTCCTCTGCAACCGTTTTCTTTTTTTCTTTCCGAACGTTCGCTTTCTTTTCCGAACGCTCGCTTTCCCATTTATGTGTGGACTTCCACCGACGGACCGTGCCCTCCGGCAGATTTAGTTGACTTGCAATCTCAACTAATTTCATGCCACTTAAGTACATGGCCTTTGCCTGCTCTATTCTTTCATCTGGCGCTCTGGCCATGCATCATCACCTCGATTCGTCGGTTTTGATTATAGAAAAAGAGACAGCCGAAGCAATCTCTTTTTTAATAAACCTATTTGTTGTTATCTTTTTTTACCTTTACCATGTCTTTTTGGTGAACAAATTCTATTGTTCTATTTTTTCCACCTGTTCTTCTTATTAACTCATCCTGGCCGATAACTTTTACTAAATTTTCTATTTGCTTTCCATACACCTTATCATCTAAATAATAAATTTTTGTGTATATATTATCACATAAAATCAATTCTCTTAGAACATCTCCGTCAGTCATATCTAACGAGTGACCAAAAACATACAATAAATGCTCTATAGCGTGTCTCTTAGTCCGTATAGCATTTCCGTTATCTCGAATTATCGCCTCTACCCAATTTTTATAATTATTCCCTGTTCTTTTATGTATTCTTTGGTAAAACTTCTTAAAAGCGATAAATTCTGTATCTCTATTTTTTCTTTCGTCGGTAAGATACTCATCGATTCCTAATACCATGTTGTTTGAAGAAAGTGTATTGTTTGAATCTGCCTTTCCATGAATGTAATCATATTCTATGTTTTTATTTTTCCCATAGATATTTTCATATGTGTCAGTATAATTAAAATTTAATACTTTTTGAACGTCAACGTTTAGGATGTCTAATGATATAAGATTAGTTTCCATTTTTTCAATATATTCTGTTAAATATATTTCTAAAGCTCGTATTAATTTCTCAAGATCAGAAAGCAGTATATCCCTTAACTCAGCATATTTTATATTGAATACTTTCTCATTTTCTTGTTTAAAGAGATTATCCCAATCAGAAGTAAGTCTGTTTTTCAAAAAATCATTCGATAAAATGGTTATTTGAGCATCGATAGCGGATGCATTAATATCATCATTAATTGACCTTACAATTTTGAAATTTCACTTTCAAAATCGATCCAATTTTCCTTTTGGTAAATTGGAGTATTCAGAAAATAATCCAGCCAAAAATTATGATTGATGCATTCCCATAATTCCAATTGCATTTCTTCGTTACATAATCTTTTTACAGAAATTTTACTCGGATGCGGAACAATCGCCCATTCAACTTTAACTTCTTTTATTTTAGCCACAATTTCTGACTTTTGTTCTCTTGACGATACATATAATGCATATTCTGCTTTTACCCATTCTAAAAAATCAGTATACCTTGTTGGTAACCCATGAGCCAAATCAAATCCATTTCCCAATAGGAGGATGTTCATCCATTTTTTCTCCTTTTCCACTATATTTCTTCCATCATACACCAAAAAATGACAAAAGAAAAAGCACCCATCTCACGATAGGCGCCTTTCAAAAAGGAGGAGTGTTTCCACTATTCAACTAGTTATACTTTTTCTCGCAAGCGGCGCAT